ATGCGCCAGGATGTGAAATCCCAGGTCGCGCAAATGATCATGGCCCGCGTGCTGATCAACGGCACCGAGCGCCCGGTCACCGTTGCCGACTTCGGCGGAAAGATGGTGCAGTACAACCAGCTCCTGTCCGAACTGCTGCGCTGGAACCTCTCCGATTTTTTCGACTGGCTGCCAAGCGGCGCAAAAGGCGCTCGGCAGGACGGGGCGGAAAGCGCAGCGCAGTAAATTGGTTCCTGATGCGGCCCTGCGTCGGGATTGTCGGTGTGTGCCCGCCGCTGTGCACCTGGGCGCAACTTGAAGACGGAACCCACTCCCTAGCTAGCGTCGAGCGCTTTAACCAGGCCATGGACGAACTGTGGGACCAATACGAGGCTGCAAAGAATGGCTAGCAAAGTACTGAAGTCGTTCCTGGTCGGCATCGGCTGGGACACTAGGGCTCTGGAGGCGGGCGACAAAAAGATCCAGTCCAGCCTGCAAGGCGTTAAGTCGAGTGCGCTTGGAATCTCGGCGGCGCTGGTTGGAGCTTTTGGGGCTGGTGCCGGGGTAATTATCAGTACGGCAAGCAAAATCGATAAGCTGGCTGCCGCAACGCAGAACATGCGCACAGCAATGGCGACCTCTTATAACTTTGGAAATGCCGTAAAACTCATGGGTGGCGAGGCTCAGGAGGGAATTGACGCCTTCAAAAAGTTTGAAGAGATCCAGAACAACCTTGGCGTGAAAGGCGATCCAGGCCCGGTAAATGACCTCGCGGTGGCCGGCCTCAATGTTGATTCTCTCTACAAGACAAAGACTGCCGAAGAGTTCATGAGCGCCTTGGCGGACATGATCCCCAAGCTGAACGAGGCGCAAAGGTCAGTCGTTCAGCAGACGCTAGGCATCTCTGATTACGCATTTCGCTTGTTAAAAGATGGATCTGAGAAGGTCTACGCAGAAATGGCGAAGGCGGCGAATGCTACTGGCTCTATCGATCAGATGACGGAGAATGCTCGAAAACTATCTGACAGCACCGCGCTCCTAGGGCTTAAATTTGAGGGTGTAACAAATGAGCTGTCAGAGAAGTTCTTGCCAAGCCTGATCGGTGCTAGCGAGTGGTTCAATAAGTTCCTATCAGAGCATCGAGGCGAGATCAGTCAAGGAATTGATTATGCCGCTGACAATCCAGGCGCAACCACGGCGCTCCTTGGTTCAAGCGTGTCTTCGCTATTGGGGCCGATCCTATCGAAGCTTGGCCTTTCCTCGATTGGCGGGCTGGCTACAAAGGGTGGCCTGGCCGGCGTTGCTGTCACTGGCGGCGCGATCGGTTCGAATCTGCTCAATGAGGGGCTCGGGAAGTATGTTCCAGGGTACCGCAACGCCTCTCAACGTCTTGATGACTTCCTGAAGGATGCGACTGGGCTAGATAGCATTCCCGGGCCGCTTGATCTGATGTCGGGGCGACTTCCTGGAGTCAGCGAGAAACAAGCGCAGGCCAGCGGCATCGCGACGAGTTATCAGGAGCCGGAGATATACACAGGATCGGTGCTTCGCTCGCCAGAAGACATTGAATATCTCAAGTACCGAGACAGGTCAGCCTCAGACAGCATGCCCCCACAAGCCAGTTCGGGCGATGACTACAAGGATGTGACCACGCAGAGCAATGATGATCTCGTCAGGGCGATACAGCGAGCCAAGGTCAACGTGAACAACAATCTGACCATTCAGCTAGACGGGCGTGAGCTTGACGCGCGCATTATTCAAGTCAACGAGCGGCAGAACTACGAGGCAGCCGAGGACTTCAAGCCAACCACGGAGCGCTAGCCTTGAGCATCATCAACATATTCACCCGTAAAGCCCCGACGATTGCCGGGTATGCGTTCGACGCGGTGCTTGAGGATACGTTTGAGGCCAGCGTCTCCATCACCACATTCCCGATTGAGAGTGGTGTGCGGGTAGCTGATCACCGCATCTTCAACCCCTTCAAGTGGACTATGACCGGTGCAATCAGCAACAACCCGGTCAAGGTTCAGCTGACGGACTTCCTAGGAGGCGCGCTTTCCAATCTGACCGACAACCCCATCGTATCCACGGTAGCGGGCCTGTCGGCTGGCTGGCTGGCAGGTAGCGACGAAACACGCGCAAGTACCACCCTGGACTTTCTCATCTGGCTGATGAGTTCGTATGACCCATTCGACATCGACGCCGGCGACATCCTGCTGAAGAACATGGCTATCACGCGAATCTCCAGAACAAAGGAGCCTCGCAACGAGGGCGGTCTTGAGTTCGTTGTGGAAATGCAGGAGGTCATTGAGCTGCACAGGATTGCTGCTGGTGATGAGCGGTGGTCGTATCAGCTGAGAAAGGACGATCCATCCCAAAGCGCGCTGACAAGGGCGGTCAATAAGGGCCAGATGATCGCCAAGGAGGCGAGCGCCAGCGTGACCAATGCCGTTAACGGAATTCTTGATGGAATAGCCTGATGCTCACAATCCCTTTAGCTGCTGGCGTGGACAACGCCCACCAGAGATTCAGCGTTCAACTGGGCGACAACCTGATCGCGTTTCAGGTTGATTTCATCTCGTACCTGGATGCGCCGGCCTGGTCCATGAACCTGGTCCGGGGCGGTGTGACGCTTGCTTCTGGCGTGATGTTGGAGCCTGGTAGCGATGTCATCCAAAGCTATCAGGCCGGTATCGGCCAACTGGTCTTCACTGGCAAAGACGTGACCCTGGATAACCTTGGGATCGACAACTTCCTTGTCTGGATTCCTCCTGTGGTGGAAATATGAGATCGAGAGCCTGGTCCGTCGATATCAACGGCGCTCCCTATATCAGCCTGCAATCCGGATCTACGCAGTTTCGAATCCAGTTCAACGTAGATGTGTCGCCGGGTAGCTCTGTGTCATATGCCGACATTCGACTCTACAACTTGAGCAAGGAGTCGGGGATCGCGAGCGGCGCCAGCATCATTTTGAAGGCCGGCTACACCGACAACATCGACGCAATCTTCACGGGTACCGTGACCAACGTCCTGCGCGAGCGCGAACCGGGCGCCCCGGAAATCATCACCAGGCTGATTTGCCGCTCAGGCTCGGCAGCGGTTGATCGTGGGTCGGCTCAGGTTTCGCTGGGGCCTGGCGCCAGGGTCGAGGAAGCCATCCGTGCACTTGCTCGTGAATGGCCTATCCCCATCGATATCGACAATGAGCAGTTCGTCGACGACCAGCCTATGGCGCGCGGCTACCACGCTGATGGCGATATTCCTAAAGCAATGGACAATCTCGCTTACGATTACAAATTCGTATGGCTCCAGCATATGGGGCGGATGTATGTCACAAGGCCGGAGATGAAACGAAACTCGACGGCTATCAAGATCAATCAGTTCACCGGAATGATCGGGATCCCAGAGATAGGTCTAGGACCGAACGGGCTTGGAATCTCCGTAAGTGCGCAGCTCAACCCATCAATCTTGGTGAGCAGCGTCATAGACCTGACAAGCGAGTTCGCCACCTACAACACGGGGAATTTGTATATCTCTGAGGTTCAGCCAGAGGCCAAGCCTGTAGGCGAGTACAACGTGTTTGCCCTGAGATACGAGGGCGACTCGCACAGTGACACATGGAAGGTTGACATCGACGGTATCCGCTGGGGCACGAAGCCTGATCTGAGGTCGGTGTCCACGCCGGAGAATGGCAAGCTGATATGGATCGGAGTCATTAAAGAGCCATACGAGCCGTTCAAGGCCAAGGTAATTTCTATCGCGAAGGGTCTCTCCGTAGACCCTAACTGGCTGATGGCGGTTATGGCTTTTGAGACAGGTGAAAAATTCTCGCCGGGCGTGCTGAACGGCGCAGGAAGTGGCGCTATAGGGTTGATCCAATTTGTCCCATCGACAGCAGTAGAGCTTGGCACCACTACGCAGCGCCTGGCTCGCATGACAGCTGTTCAGCAGCTTGATTATGTAGAGAAATACTACAAGCCTTTCTCGGGGCGAATGCGCAACCTTGGGGATGCATACATGGCTGTTTTCTGGCGGGAAGGTATCGGTAAGCCTGATTCGTACGTGCTATTTACTAGCACAGATACGGCGTACGAGAAGAACAAGAAACTGGACCGAGGGAATAAAGGCTATATCACGCGCGGGGATTGCGTTGTACGTGTAAATGCAGCCTTCAAAAAAGGCGGTAATTTCGCCAAGTAGGCCAGCCCCGCGAAGGGCTGGCCGCTGTGCTCAGGCTGTCAGCGCGTAGCCGCCATCCATGCCAAAGGTTCGATAGTTTTGGTGAAGTTCGTTACGGCGCTTATCTAGGATTGCAAAGCTGCTCCTCGCTTCATTGATCTGGTCGAAGACGCGAATGAGGGGTCTCGACTCAAGCAGGGTTCCGACCTCAAACACGCGCTCCCGGTCCAGTTGAAGGGCGTGGATTCTCGACATCAGAAGGTAGATGTGTTGCACCTCGTATTTGTCGAAGTGCATGCCGCCTTGCTCCTGCTTTGGCAGGTACTCGCCTTCAAGCACGACATATGCCGCGATGAAGTTGCGCGCCGCGTCGAGCTGGTCAGCCGGGATGTCGGCGGCGGAGCGTACACCGAAAGCCGCATGAGTCTGCGACCAGATCTTCATGGTGGCCCGACGCTGGACTGTAGCGGGAAGGCCGGACACCTTGCCTTTCACTACAGCGCCCAGCATGTGAAAACCATCAGTGCCGATTGTCTGGCCGATCAGGGTGTTCATCTTGCCTTCGTTATCGCCGTACCGGCCATGCTTGCGGATGGCGGGGAGGACTTCGGAAGTGACCCATTTTTTGAAGCGCTTGGCTTCGGCTTTGCGGCTGCGAAGGATTGCCGAGTACAGGCCAGACTCATTAATGACCAGCATTTCCTGGTCGCCGCCAGGGGTCGCCACAATATGGAGACCCTTTTCGTCGTCATCGAGATTGCGAGTCATCTTGCTTGCTTCGGTGTACGCCAGGGCGCTGGATACGTCACTCGCAACGAACCATGGTTGATCATCAATAAGCAGGGTGCGGACTTCGCGAGACTCAAAACGGAAGGGAATTACTTGAGCGGTTTTCATGGCGACGACTCCAACTAGAAGGTTGAATTCCGCCACTAGACGCCAATCAGGTGGGCGGAACCGTGCAGGTTGGCGTACCGGTAGTTGGCACCGGCCACTCTTGCGAGTGCCCACACGGCCCACCCATAAAGGGATTGCCATGTGATGGACACAAAAAAACCGCTCAAAGGCGGTGGTGTCCGCCAACATTTCCGGGACGCCAATCCCAGGCCACCGAATTTGCGGTGACAGGCGGAATATAGGGCAGGGACGGGGATAGGTCAAGAATCAGAGTTCTGATACAGTCTTGACTACGAAGATTTCTGTGCGCGGAGCTATAAATGAAACGAATTCTTACCCTGGCCATTGCCGCATTCGCCTCAGTAACGGCTAACGCGGCTTCTTGGGTTGAATTTTCGCCTGAGATGCACCTCCTGTTCCCGGCAGAGGGTGGAAGTATTAATGCAATGGCGTCGATGAATAAGGGAAAGGTTGTAATTAATTTGATTGATACTTCCGGTGAAATCTGCAAAAAAGGCTCTGATTCAGCCATCCTCCCAACAAGCGTTTACCGCGTAAACGGGACCACGGTCAAATTCATCCAGGGTTGCATTAATGGAAGTCGGATAATGTCCCCGGAAACCGAAAAGGGAAAAGAGTTTTTTAAGGCGGCGATAATATCCGGACCTTCAGTTGTAGCTGTTGACTACGCACGGACATTAAATTTCAACAGCGAAAATTTCGAATCTACCAAGAAGGCCATGATCGACGCCGAATCGGCAATGTAGATACTCCGTCGACAACCACAAACCCGCTTCGGCGGGTTTTTTAATACCCGCGTTTTACCGGTGGCGACTAGGAGGCATCCGAAAGCGGTATCCCTGAGCCGTTGTCGCCACCACCCAATTTCAGGACATTGTAGGGAATGACCATGAGCAACGCTCTTGCCGAGGAACGTACATGTGACGCTGGATCACTTGTAGAAAGCGAGGACATACAATGATCGAGACAGAAGGGCGGTCGCGTAATGAGAAGCTGATTCGGAATGCCTTCGGCGAGCTGATGAAGGACGTATGCACCTCAATCCCCGGGCACGTGCTGACGTTCGATCCTTTGACCCAGCGCGCTCAGGTGCAGATTGGAATCCTCAGGGTTGATGTAAGTGACGCCACCTTCACGATCCCTCCGATTGTCGAGGTCCCCGTCCACTTCCCTGGCGGTGATTTCGCTATCGAATATCAGATCGATGCGGGATGCGAAGGAGACATCCTGTTCTCCCAGCGCTGCATTGACGGCTGGGTTCAGAGTGGCGGAGTGGCCACCAACCCAAGAGGCCGCTTCCACAGCATGCAGGACGCCATGTTCCTGCCTGGGTTCCGGTCGCAACCCAACGCGCTGCCGGACTTCCAGAACAACGGCGTTCGCATGCGCAACAAGGCCGGCACCCAATTCGTCTGGCTGAAGAACGACAACAGCATCTCCATGGACAACGGGGCGGCCAGGTTCAACGTACTGGCCGACGGTACGACCCTGATGCAGAACGGCGCCGGCAGCTTTCAGCTACTGGCCGATGGGTCGTTCCTGATTAACGGCCTGAAGATCACGCCGGACGGCAATGTCATCACCGCCACCGGCACAAACCTCAACACTCATCGCCATGGCGGTGTAACCCCGGGCTCCGGGACCAGCGGAGTTCCAGTTCCATGACTGTGCGCAGACTCGACGAAGAAACCGGCGACATCGTGACGCGCGGTCAGCAGTTCATCACCGGCCAGTCCGAGGTCGCGCAAACCGTACTGACCCGCTTGCGCCTGTTCTTGGGCGAGTACTTCCGGGACATCACCGACGGCACACCGTGGTACGAACAGATCCTGGGCAAGTTCACCAGCCTCTCTGCGGCCGAGGCTGCTCTGAGAGCGCGAATCGCCAACACCCCCGGCGTGATTCGGCTCACCAGCTTTTCCGCTGACTTCAACATCGAAAACCGCAAATACAGCGTAACCGCTGGGATTCTCACCGAGTTCGGCTTGGAAGAGGTAACACTGAATGGCTAGCCTGACTTCGACCGGCTACGTGCTACAGACGCAAAACGACTGGTTCGCCCAGGAGCGGCAGTTCTATCTGGACATTGATCCACTGTGGAACCTGGACCCTTCGACGCCTGACGGCTTGAAGATGGCGCACGATTCGGAGATTTTCTACGCGCTCGACGAGACGCTGCAGCAGGCTTACAACTCGAAAGACCCGAATAAGGCCAAGGGCAGCGACCTCGACATCGTTTGCTCGTTGACTGGCACCATCCGTTCGGGCGGTTCGCGTTCGAGCGTTCCGCTGACCATCACAGCAAACCCTGGCACGCTCATTCAGGCAGGCAACCGGTTTGAGTCGGTCACCACCGGCAGCCGCTGGACGACAGATCAGGCCGTGACCGCTGACTCTCTGGGTTCGGCGACCGTCAACGCGACGTGCACGGTCGTCGGGCCGACCCAGGCTGACGCCGGAACCATCACTCGCATCGTGGATGTGGTGGCCGGCCTCGCCAGCGTTACGAATGCCGGGCCAGCAACTCCTGGCGCAGATGGCCAGCGAGACGAACAGTTGCGCGTAACGAGAGCAACAGCGGTCGGGCGCCCAGGCAACAACCAAATCGACTCAATGATTGGCGAGCTGTTCAGTGTTGATGGCGTGCGGCGGGTCAAGATTTACGAGAATGACACCAACAGCGCCGCGGTCACAGTGGACAACCCGTACGGGCTTCCGCCTCACTCCATTGCACCGATCATCGACGGCGGTACTGATGGCGATGTGGCCATGGCGATCTACCTGAAGAAGAACCCAGGAGCGCGCCTTTATCAGGCAGGCACTCCCTTTCAAGTTGAGGTCACTTCGCCGAAGTACCCAACAAACAAAAAGTTGGTCCGCGCAAGCCGGCCTGTCTACGTCGATATGCTGGTGGTGATCAACGTTAAGAGTGATGGGACACTCCCACCAAATGCCGACCAACTCATAAAAGAAGCGGTGTTGGAATATTCGGCCGGCGACCTGATCCCAGCTGACGTGGGGTTCAAGATTAGCGGGTTTGATATTGGTGAGTCGGTTCCGTTCAGCACGATGTTCACGCCGGTGAACCAAGTGATCGGATCTTACGGCAATAGCTATGTGACGCTGCTTCAGCTCAATGGGGCATCGGCAAACGTTGCAATTGCCTACAACCAGATGTCCAGATGGACGGCAAGCAATATCAGCGTAGTGATCACGTGATGAATATCCCTGACCGTATTTACGCGCAGTACCGTGACAAGCCTAAGGCGGTGGCCTGGTACGCAATCGCCAGAGAGCTTGGCGGCAGCATTGAGGATGCGGCCCAAGCAGTGCGCAAGAGTTACGACATTGATACTGCGGTGGGCGAGCAGCTGAACGTCATTGGCCGGATAGTCGTGGCCCCGCGCAGCTTCGTTGGATCTACGCCAATGAACCCTGGCCTATTCGCGATCACGGACGGCGACGAGTGTGGTGACGATGACGCCATGTTTAGCGCGCTAACGATAGACCAGGACGGACAGCTATCTGATGACCTCTACCGCTTGGTCATCAAAGCCAAGATTATCAAGAATAACGGTGACGCCACGATAGAGAACATTCTCGACGGCATGAACTTCCTACTACCGAATGCGGATGTTTTGCGCGTCACGGATGGTGAAGACATGTCATTCAGCATCGAATTTTACGGGCAAATCACCAATCTTGAGCGGTTCGCCCTGCTCAGTGCGGGACTCGTTCCGAAGCCTCAAGCAGTAAAATTTAACGGATTCCTAGAGGGGTTCGAAATGGTCGAGTTTGGCGACGCTGACGCCGAATTTGGTGACGAAGAAGCAGAATTCGCAGGATACATAGGGGCATAACATGGCACTTAAGCTTAACGAGCGGTACCCGGGTCGCTTCAATAACCCTTCTTCTGGCTACCCGCTTGGGTCATTCAAAAACCGGACAACCCCAGTTTCAAAAGATGGCTCCTATCTTGAGCAAGATTGGGCGAATGACAAAGAGGGCTTTTTCCAGTCCCTTATCGCCGGAGCTGGAATTACACCAAGCGGCGCCGTGGATAGAGTTGGCTTATCTCAGTATATGGACGCTCTACGCTTTTTGATTCAGCAGAGATCCGGGAGTTACGCATCGTTTCGGATTGCAATTACAAATCAACTCTTGGCGCTCAACTCTTTCCACGCTGTAAATGCAAGAAGCCTCTCGCTAGGGCTCCCAGCACTGGCGAGCACAACCGTTGGCGATGTTGTGGCGGTAACGGCTCGCTTTGATACACTAATCGCGGCAAACGGCTCGGAAAACATCAACAACCCCGCGATGGCCACCTCGACCAACAGCGTCACGATCCGTGCAGGCGAGCAGGTTCAGTTCATCAGCAATGGCGCGTCGGCCTGGGCGATGACGTCGTACACCAAAAACCCGCAGTACCAAGACTACACAGCCTTTACGACGGCGGGCACTGCTGCCGCACTGACGCTAACGCCGATCCCGGCGATCCCGGCGTACGCAACACCATTGCGCTTTCGCGTGAACTTCAGCCAGGCCAGTACTCCGACCTCTACGATTAACGTTTCCGGTCTGGGTGCACGCTTGCTCAAGCAATATGACAGCGCTGGCGCCAAGGTTCCCGCCGTCTACGTTGCAAGCCAACTGGGCGACATTGAATACGATGGTACGGATTGGATATTGCTGGATCAGTTGCCGACGGACAATGGCGTATCGCCTGGAACGGTAATTTATTTTGCAGCAAACGCCGCGCCAAGTGGATATCTAAAAGCTAATGGTACTCTCGTCAGTCGTACAACTTACGCAAGGCTGTTTTCTGTAGTAGGGACAACTTTTGGTGTGGGTGATGGTAGCACCACATTTGGCTTGCCTGATGCACGGGCGAACGTAATTCGAGGTTTCGATGACGCACGGGGTGTTGATTCTGGCCGGGTGTTTGGTAGCGAGCAACTGGATGCCTTCCAGGGGCACTTCCACGATAAACCTGTGGGCTCGACAAGCTTTGTCGGCTTGGTTCCAGGAGGTGGCGCGTCTCAAAGCCCAGGGAACGGCACCGCGTTTTATACGTCGACAGGCGCCCCCGTCAGTGACGGCTCCAATGGAACTCCAAGGACGGCATCAGAGACCCGGATGCGCAACATTGCTCTGCTTGCTTGCATAAAATTTTAAGGTGAATGACATGAAAGACTTAGGTCCGCCACTGGTATATCAAGCGAGCTTTACAACTCGCGAGTGTATTGGCAGTTCATATGCCGACCCATCTCCACTGGAGCCAGGCGTGTGGCTTACTCCAGGGATGGCCACCCTAATCGCTCCGCCAGAAACCGATCCTGGGTTCGCCGCAGTGCTAGATGAAGATGGTGAGACATGGCAAGTAGTAGAGGACTCCCGCGGCGCGGTATACGACATTTCCAACGGCTCGGCGCGCACATGGGAGGCTCTTGGGACTCTGCCAAGCGGTTTCACTAAGCTGCCATGGCCTGGGCCATACTATATCTGGGTTGATGGCAAATGGTCGCTTGACGAGAAAGCTGAAGTCGAATCGCTCCGACAGGCTGCAGTCAGCAAGCGTGATAGCCTTTTAGCGGTCGCCGCCCTACGAATTGCTCCACTCCAGGATGCGGTGGATCTAGGCAAGGCAAGTCCAGCGAAGATCGCGCTTCTAAAGAAATGGAAGGAATACCGAGTTGATTTAGACGACGTCCCAGAGCAGCAAAATTACCCCCTCGCAATTTCCTGGCCCACCGAACCTTCCTAATACCATCGCCAAATCGCATGCCCGCTCAAAGCGGGCTTTTTATTGCACGGAGAAAAGCAATGGCAAGTCTTTCCGAATCGCTTGCTGGCGGACGCAATGCGTTGGCCTTCCTTGATATGCTCGGCTGGTCCGAGGGCACCAGCACCTCGCCAGCCACTGCAATGGATGGCTACGACGTGATCGTGACCGGGATCGATCGTAAACCCGAGGTGTTCAATGATTTCGCGGATCACCCATTCGCCAAGGGCCGCTCGTCGAAGGTCATCAACAGCAGGGGGCTAACGTCCAACGCATCAGGCCGATACCAGCAAATGCTCAAGGACTGGCCGCATTACAAGGCACTGCTCAAGCTGCCGGACTTTAGTCCGATTAGCCAAGATCTGCTGGCCCTGCAACATATCCGCGAGTGCCGGGCCTTGCCTGACGTGCTTGCCGGCCGGATCGAGACGGCTATCTCGAAGTGCCGGAACATCTGGGCCAGCCTCCCGGGTGCCGGGTATGGCCAGCGCGAACACCGCGTGGAGGATCTGCTGAAGCAGTACCGGTTGGCGGGCGGGGTGATGTCGTGACGCCCGGGCAGATCCTGGCCGCGATCCTTCTAGGGATGGCCATCGCTGCCGGCGGCACCTGGAAGGTGCAGGACTGGCGCTACAGCACGAAGCTGGCAGACATCGGCAAGGCCCAGGCCATTGCCATCACCAATGCGGGCAACGATGCCCGCGCAGAAGAACAGCGCCGCCAGGCGTCCGTGAATAAGGAAGCAAGCGATGCGCGAGAACAGAACAAGGCTGCAACCGTGGATGCTGGCGCTGCTGATGCTGCTGGTGACCGGCTGCATGTCGAAGCCGACAAGCTTGCCGCCACTGCCTGCGGCGATCCCGGAGCTGCCCAGCGAGGCGCGTCAGCCACCCGCGCCGCTATGGTGCTCTCCGACCTGCTCCGGCGGGCTGACAAAAGAGCGGGAGAGCTGGCGGCTGCTTATGACCGCGCCCGAATAGCTGGACTGACTTGTGAGGCAAGCTACAACTCGTTGAGCGTCAGCGCTGTGGCTCGGTGACTTTCTTGAGCTCGCCCAGTAATCTCTGATTCTCCCTGGTCAAGTAATCACGCTGCTCGGCCACTGTCAGAAGGCCGTTTATCTTCCTGTCCATTTCCGAGTTTTCGCGGTTGAGCCTGGCCACCTCCGAGCGCGCTTTATTGAGTGCGTCCTCTGCGGATGCCTTCCGTGTGGACAGGTCATCGCTTAGCTGGACAAGGCCAGCGATATTGCGGCGCGCCTTATGCAGCATCACTTGGGTCTGGTTGATCTCGTCTTCCAGTAGGGCGCACTGGTGCTTGTACATTTCGAGTGGAGTAGGGCAGCCAAGCCACTCTGAGGTATCTTCGTCGATGTTCATGGTGGGAAAACTCAAATGCTGTATGTTCATACAGTAATCGAGACGATTAGGATTTGGGAGTGGTGTTCGTCGGCAGGACGCCGGTGATGGATGCAGCTCGTACCACTTTTCGTACCAATGGATGTTCCCTTGAGGGACTCTCCGGGGCCTCAGAAGGCGCTGAAACCCCTTGTCTAGCGCCTTTGGAATACGCCAGCTAATCCGCACATAAA